TGGTTACGCAGTTGTTCCATCTGCATCTCATGCTGCATCTTGGCTTGCGTGAGCGCAGATTCCATCTGCATCTTGGACGCTTCCATCTGGCCCTTTTGCTGCAACTCGGCTTGCTTGCCTTGCTGCTCGCCATCGGGCTGCTGTTGGGCGGCGGCCTGCGCCAATTGCTGCAACGTGGAGTCAATCTGCCCTTCAATCGGTCTTGCGGCCTTAAACGCCTGCATACCAAAGCGCAGCAACTCCATCATCATCGGCACCATCTCGGGCGATGCCTGACCCACCGGCAGGGCTTGAGCGAGGAAGCCACCAAATGCCTGCAAGAACTGCATACGGTCTTGCTTCATCTGGTTTTCGTCCAGCATCACAAGGCTGTCGGCGGCGATGTCCACGCGGAAGTTACGCAGCGGCTTGTCTTTGAGCAGTTCTAGCGCCTGCGGGATCAACTGCTGATCCGCTGGCGACATCTGCCCCGCAGCAGCGTAGGCAAGGATCGTCTCGGGCTGGAAGTGACGGCACATGACCTGCGCCTTCAGGCGTATCAATTCAGAGGCGTAAAGGGCTACGTCCTCTTGCATGGAACGCAGTCTTAATCCCGCGTATTGCCCTTTGATTTGTTGCGCTGTCGCCGTTTCCGACGCGAAAGATGTCCCACGGATGATGTCCGAGATGCCCGTGATTTCGTAGATTTGGGACTTGATGTCCTCTCTCGCTCGGTAGCAGTTGAGAAGGGCGTTGGCGAGCGTGTCCAGCGGGAGAAGGTCAATGCTGCCTTTAAGGCCGCCCTTCTCGCTGAAAGCCATCCACTTATCAACTGGAATAAGCGCATTGTTGTCGCCCTCCGTCATTAGGCGTTGCAGCGCAGGTTGGCTGGCGTCGTATACGCCACGCACACGCAGCGCCTTAACCAAGCCATCAATGCGGTCGGACAGAATGTCCAACTCCATCGCCTGATCTTGGTACAACAGGAAGTCAGGCACCGGCACCAGCGTGTCGCTAGTCGTCGTGGCGTACAGAGGTTTCGGGCAAGGGAAAAAACCCTCAACACCGAGCGGGTCGTCACGCACATCAATGATCTGCGGCATACCCTTGCAGAACCAGTACACCTTCTCGGTTTCCTTGTCCCACAGTTCACAAATCTTGGCGCGGTTGTAAGTGCGCTTGGCCTCGTTGTAGGCGTTCAGCGGCTCTGGGCCTTGGTCTAGCGGAATCTTCCGCGCCATCTCGTCGCCAAACCGCTCTGCCAGCGCCTCGCGGCTCATGTACACCCAGCGCCATACGCAGGTGACTTCTTCCCATGTGCGAGCCTGTGAGTGACCGAAATCGCGCCAATGGACGTAATCGGTCGGGGCGCACTCGTATTCAATCTGCTCTAGGTTGGGCGGCGCACCCTCACCCTGCTCAATGTTGGAGGTGATAGATACGCCATCATCCTCAATGCCGATGGGGGCAACGTGCGGCTCGTACCGTATCCATGCCGTGCCACGGCCACCCAAGAACCGATCCTCCACGCTGTACGACATGGTGGAGCGGAAGTCGGGGTAATGCTCAATCTCAAAATCAATGGCTCGCTCAAGGAGCAAACCCGCCACGCGGCCTACCGGGTCGTTGTCTCCGAACCGGCGCGATACGTCGGCTTTCGGAAGTTTGGCGTAGACGGCAGGCTTTAGCGTCTGGACGTTTGACCAGAGGATGTTAAAGCGAGCAGCCTCGTTGCCACCCTGCCCACGGCTATCGTCGCGGTAACGCTTAACGATCTTCTTGGTACGCGCCTGCCATTTGGCAAACTCGTTGTCGTACTGCGCGATAGTACGGAGATACTTTTCCAGTTCCGGTTGCAGTACGCCTTCCATGATTAGGCCGTGAAGAATCCGACAGCCATAACGGTCAAGCCTGCGCCGGTCGTGATCTTCCACGGGCCGGTAGCCGAGGCGGCGTTGACTTCAATGCTATACACGCCCACCGGGGTGTTGGCAGCCATCGTCAGGACGGTCGTGCTGCCGTCCAGAACGCTTAACGTGCTAGTGCCGGTCGTCGTGACCGTAACCACAATGCGATGGAGGTAATCACCCACGGCACCTGTGCCACCGAGTACCTGTGCGGTCTGCGAGGCGGCAACGGTTTCGTAGGGGTAGCGATTCGGGCTGACAATGCTCATATCCTTGCTCTCCTTGTCGTCGTGCGGTCGTGAACCGCCCACATATCGTTCAACGTGACTGTGTTCTGCGGCCCCACCATCAGCGGCTTGACCTCTGGCGCTGGGGGCTTGTCAGCGACTTCACTCCATGATACCGCAACCATTCTAAATGCGTCACTAGGGTGTGATGTCCAATCGTGGCGCGGTGACTGACGATAGGCTTTCTTGTCCTCGTCGTATTCGCGTTGGTATTGGCGTAACGCCTCAATGCCATCGCTGCACTTGGTCGCATCAAACCACACACGCGGCAGCATCATGCGTACCGCTTGGATGCCTGACTGCACGCCGATGTCGGGGACAACGGCAAGTTTGGCGACGTCTAATTGCGCGGCAAGTTGCTCAATGATGCTCTTGCCGGTCTGTAGGCTCTTGGCCCGAGCATCGTGCGGTAAGTAGTGCTTGGCATAGCGGTACGGCTTGTTGCGCACCACATCGGCAATGGTGTGAATGTCCTCGCCCGAGACGGCGTAGAAGTCTATGACGCGCACCTCGCCACGGGCGACCTGATAGAACCAAATGGCCGTGTCGTCGCGGAAACCCAAGTCCCAGCCCGTGTACACCGGCAGATTTGGATCGTATGGCACGTTGGTGATGCGCCCTTGATCCTGCGCCTCCCGCATCTCCTTTCCAAAAAAAGCGCCGAGGATTGCCGCCTCAAATGAGCATTCGTACTCCTGTAAGTACTGATCCTCGGCCAACTGCGCTTTAGCGGCGGCTAGCTCTGTCGCCGGGAGAAGCCCGCTGGTTGACGCGGGTAAGCGCAACAGGAACCACTCGCTAGGGAGACGAGTGGCGGTATCGTAAATTTCCCAGAACTGGTTTTTGCCTTTCGGTGTACCGCCAAAGACGCACCAGCCCTGTTTGTCCGACAGCGCAGGGCGTATGACGTTCCCGAATACGCTTGGCTTAAAGTCACCGTACTCGTCAAGGTAGATGCCCGAGAAGCCAAGGCCACGCAACGAGTCGGCGTTATCCGCACCGAACAGGCGTATCTGACTGCCGTTAATGAGCGTGATGGCTAACTCTTGTTCGTTAACCGATTGGATAATAGGCTGTGCGCCGTCCTTAAAGTATTGCCATGCAACGGATTTGGCCTGCGACCTGTACGGTGCGACGTATCCGAACAAACCGTACTGGCCTTGATACATCGCAGCAGCGCGGATCATGTCGTTGACGGCGGCGACGGTCTTGCCTGCGCGGCGATGAGCTACGAGGCAAGCCCAGCGTTTCGTGCGCTCATGGAACGGCATGAACGCCCTGCGTGGGCGGTAAGGCAGGATTATTCGGGAGCCATCCATCCGATCTGTACCTTGACCGGGCCGTTGTTCTCGCCTGTAACCTCTTGCCGCGCCAAGTCAGGCGCTACCTTCTTCAGCAGTATCTCGGCTGCTTTGATCTGCGTAGGCGACATCTCGGCCTCGCCCATAGCGTGTTCGTGGAGCCGCGAAACAAGGTGTGTGGCCTTGATGCGTAACTTCCACTCGTCTCGTAAAGTCGTATGTATTTTCCGTGCTGCCATGTCGTTGTTTTAACACAACATTTAGAAAGATACTATTTCCGATTGATTAGCTCATCAAGCGGCACATCGTATGACTTGAACGGATACGTTTGCCGCCGTTGTTCTTTTGTCATGCCGAGCCTTGATTGAACTGCTCGCGCTTCTGCCTCTCCTGCAAGGCGTTTGTACTGTTCCCGAGGGTCAGCCATGGTTTCAATGCGCTTCAGTTCATACATCATGTCGCGGATTTCAGGGTCAGCCAGCGTTTCAGGCTTTGCCCTTTCAAATCCGCTGATAATGAATTCGCCATCTCGGTGACGGTCTGCCGCCATTTGCCCGATTTTGCGGCGCAAACGGTTGATTGTTTCTTCCCGTTCGCCCGCTGACATGATTTTGAATTGGTCTGGATTGCCGCCTCGGGCAAACCCTTCCTTGGCCTGAACCGCGTGTTGCAGTTCGTGCGCCAACACCGATTTAATTTCTGGCCGATTTCGTCCCGTCACACCGATTTCTGGATCAAGCCCAAATGTTTCCCGCGTGGCTGGCACTCGTTCTTGGAAATATCCGGTTTCTGGCACATCGGGCTTAACGCGCATGGTGGTTAGCGTTTCTTCCATGATGTCGGGATATGCTGCCCGCATTGACGGATTAAACACCGCTTCGTTGACGTTGTATGCGCGGGATCGCCCTCCCGGTAACCCATATCCCGGCTTAAACGCCATTTCGTCAGGTATTTCTTGACGTAATTGGTTATCGGTTCCGCGATATGTCCCGGTTTCGCGCCAAATAGTTTCTGGGTCTATACCAGACGCTTCCATCTCCTCGGCGCGTTTAGCGGCGGCAGCATCCCAAGTGCGGGCTGACTTGCCGATAAAGATTTTTTGCATAGTCGGGTCGTATTGCTTTAACGCCCCTGCAAGTCGCCCTAAAGGCAAAGCCGACGCAGCAGCCATTGCCATACCGGCCTCATCATCGGCTCGGCGGGCGCGTTCAAAGTCACGGGCAGCGAGGGCTTGGCCTACGCCGGGGATAAAACTACCGCCCATCTCTAGCGCCATGTCCACGGCGTCAGACTCTTTGGGCTGGTCTAGGCTCGTCAGGCGCTTTGCCTTCTCGTCAATGTATGCAAGCGCGGCGGCAAGGCGTTTGCGGTTCATGCCTTGTTCCTGCTGCTAATGGCTTTGGCCTTGGCTCGGGCGTCCTCCTTGCTAGAGGCTCCCCATGCCTTAAGTGCGAGGGCGAGGCGGGTGGGTTCGCCGTTCTTTGCCATCGGCCCCGGCATATTGCCCATCCGTGCGAGAAAAGAGGCTCGGCGTGGGTTGTCACCTGATTTGACCGGCGGTTTGAGGGTTCCCCCCGTCTCGGCCTTATAGCTCGCACGACCCTTGGCGTTCAGGCCGCCTTTTGGGTTCTTGCCCTCGCTGCGTGTCCAAGCCGCGCTCATTTGAAACGTTCCAGCTTGTAAACCAATGCGCTGATCTCGCCCACAATCTCGTCAATAATGTTTTGTAGGTCGGTGTCTTTCGGCAGGTCGCCTCGGATGCCTTTCACAAACGTCAGCAGGCCATCGGCGTACTTGGCTGCGTTGGTTTGCACCTTGAAGCCATCCGGGTAGTCCGACAGCGGGATGATGCCGTAGTGGCCCTGATACGCCTCGGCGTACTTATCGGCCAAGTTTACGATGTTCTCGTAGTAATGGCCGAGCGCCTTGTGAGCGGCGTAGCTCGCCGTTTGCAAATGCAAAAAGTGGGTTGCCGTAGCAGAGTGCAGCAACACACCGACAAATTCAGCAGCATCTTTGTGGGACATAGAGCCTCCCGTGGTGAGGGTATTTTAACGCTATTGGTTCGTCAACTGCACTAATCCGTGCGGCAGGATCAGCGCCAGCGTGCTTTCGTCGGGGATGCCGTGACGCTCCAACACCTCACGCTCGGGCGGGTAAACCAGCATGGCCCCCTGATAAGTAAACCGCATGGCATTGGCAACGCCTTTCTCAATACCCTCAAAGTCATCCAGCGCCACGATGCTCTGCGCGTGCAACAAGCGGCCAATATGCCCAAGGTCATCGGGTTCCAACCGACCGTCAAGGAACAGAAGGTCAATGGCAGGCTGGAGCTTGGCAAACATATCGGTGCTGCTCGTCATCGGGTACTGGTTTACCTTGAACGGCAGTTTTACATCGTTGCTGTAGTCGCAGGTGTGTACTTCCGCACCGCCCGACACTAAAGCGAGTGTGGATTTCCCGATGTAGGTGCCGACCTCAGCAACACGCTTAGGTTTATACGCCTGCACCACGGCATACAAACACCAAAACGTCGCAAAACTGACGCTGCCTGTCGGTTTAGCGGTAGCACGCAGCGCATCCAGCATATTCAGTTGCTCCACCCACGGTGCTTTCGGGTGACTTACGACGTTTTCTAGCAGCGTTTCCCAAATAATTCGGCTGGTGCGTTTTCTGTTCAAATTAACCATGTTACATTTCTCCTATGTCAACCTTTGTGTTTTTCCATGTCGGTGCGGACATCTCCCAACCGACTGCAATGGTGGCGTCCCTCCGCAAACACAACCCGGGCGCTGAAATCATCCAAGTTACGGACAAGGACACCCCGACCATACCGGGTGTGACTTGGGCGCACCCCACCGAGGGAAACCCTGAATTTCTGATGCTGTGGCGCACCCGAGCGTTTGCCGCGCTGCAACTCGCCCAACCAGCCCTTTACATGGACACCGATATGCTGGTGCGTCGTCCCCTGCATCCCGAGTTGTTGTTGGGCGATGCGGTTATCGCCGTGACGCGCCGATCCTTTATGCGTGAAGCGATCTTTAACGCCAAACAACGCGGTCAGGATTACTCGGAACACGCCAATAAAACGCTGGATGCCGTCTACCCATACATCGGGTGCTGCACCATCACCCCTGACGGGTTTGCGTGGGAGCAGTTGGCCGAGATGTACGACCGGCTGGAACCCAAATACAAAACTTGGTACGGCGACCAAGAGGTGTTGCGCGAGTACGTTAATCGCCTGCCGCCCTTTGTCGTCGCGCACCTGCCAGAACATCAATACGCCTGCCTTCCCGAACATTTTGGCGAGCATCCGAACCCCGTCATCGCGCATTACAAAGGCAACCGTAAGGCACAGATGTTCACCGACGCTGCTCGGGCCTGATTTGTTCGTCGTATAGCATCCACAGGTCGCGTACAGCCGTTTCGGGGTCGCGGGCGACGTAATGCTCGCCCCTCGCCCCAAAGACCGCCTTAAACGCTTCCTGCGCCTCTTGTAGCCGCCCCTTTGGCATCTTCACCTCTACCCAGCACACCCACGGCAAGCCGTCAGGGAGTGGGCGGGTAACGAGTTTGTCGGGAATGCCTTGGCCTGCCTTGCCGTAATCCATGACGGTAAACCCCGCCTTGCGTAACGCCTCGGTGATGATGGCGTCATTGGCATCACGGCGGGCAGCGTGTCTCATCGCTTAAATACCCACATCTGTCGGTAGTAACGCATCTCGGTAAACGCACCGACCCCGTGATCTATCTCCCGAGAGAGTGCGTCAAACATCTGGAGCATCAGATTTCGGTCGTTCTTCAAGTCTTTGCCAAAGTGTTTGTTGAACTTGTCCCGGTAACCGTTGTTGTAGGTACAGCCCATGTCCTCAATGACGTAATACCCGCCCGGTTTGACCCACCTCCAGCAATGCGCCAACACACCCAGAACGTCCTCGGCAATGTGGCTACCGTCGTCAATCACTAGGTCGTAGGCGGCGTCTTTATCCACTTTACGCGGGTCGCTAATCGTGATGGAGACGTTCGGCAAGTCACGGCAGAGCTTGGCGCACTCCATCTGGATGTCGTAACCGTCAATTTGAGCGTTTGGCAGGTAGTTAGCCCACATGCGCAGCGATGCCCCGCACGCAATGCCGATTTCGGCAATGCTCAAGGTTGCGGTTTTGCGAGACGGCGTGAGTTCTTGGATGATCTTTTCGTAGTGCTTGGTGTAGCCGTGTTTGATGCTGCCCTTGTCCGAACCGAACAAGTCGGCAAGGCCCGTAAGCGTGACTTGCGTAAGGTCAACCTCACCCGTTTGCGGGAGGTATTCTTGCGGGGTGACGGTATCAAGGTATCGTCGTATCCCTCCGCGTTC